AGGGTGTTTTCCTGTCAGAAGAAGATAACTTTATTCTTGCTGACTACCCTGCGCAAATATCCAGCACTTTTGCCGCTGAAGATGGTGACCCTATCTATTTAGATATGCCGCTTCCGTTCACAGTAAACAACATTCGCGCACAACGTATTGCAAAGCTGGCTTTGTTCCGCAGCCGCCAGCAAGAAGCAATAACCATACCATGTAATCTCAGTGCTTTACGGTTTAAGATTGGCGACAATATCAACGTAACGAATGCTCGACTGGGTTATTCCAATAAGGTGTTTGAGGTTGTTGGGTATAACTTAGACTTTGCAGATGGGCAGATTATAGTCAACGTAGATGCTATTGAAACTGCTGCATCTATTTGGGACTGGACTACCTCAGACGAAGAAGTATATCTTGGCGCTGGTGAGGTTGCTCTGTATGACGGTCTAACTGCTGCTGCCCCTACTAGCCTAAACATTACAGGCGATTCGTTCCTTAGCTCTGACGGTACGTTTAACACAGCGTTTAATGTTGCGTGGACTGATGCAGATGACGCATTTACAGATCATTACGTTGTCGAGTGGAAAAAAGCATCAGACAGCAACTACTTCACTATGGATGCAAAGGCATCACCAGCAGTAATTACGGGATTACAGAATAGTCAGCAATACAATGTGCGGGTTAAAGCTGTAAACGAAATTGGCGTATCATCAACATATATATCCTCTGCCCCTACTGCGGCTGTCGATACTACTGCGCCTGATGCTCCATCACCTGTATCTGCAAGCGGTCAGTATCAGCACATCAGTATTAGCTGGACTAACCCTAGCCAGAAAGACCTTAGCCATATTGATGTTTATAGGTCTACCAGTTCAGGTGGAACTTATAGCTTAATTGGTAACACAGACGGAACCGTCTTTATTGATGATGATCTAGCCAATGCGGCTACCTTCTACTACAAGGTAAAGGCAATTGATTTTACTGGCAATGCTTCTGCCTTTAGCAGTGTGGTCAATGCAACCACTACTACAATTGCGGCTGGTGATCTAGGTAACGAAGCTGTAGGAACAAGTAATATAGAAGATGACGCTATAACGAATGCCCTTATTGCTACAGACGCGGTAAATCAAGACTCTATTGCTGCCAACTCAGTAACAGCAGTAGAAATTGTTGCAAACACTATTACAGCCATAGAGATCGCGGCCAATACCTTAACTGCTGCTGAAATACAGGCATCTAGTATAACCGTTGATAGATTGCTCGGTGATGTTTCAGAAACATATCCAATCAATTATATTTCAGCAATACAGCAATGCACTGGTAACGGGACTACAGATAATGATGCACGACTTACGATTCCTGCCCCTACAGGCGGTGTCGAAAAAAATGCAGCAGTAAGCCTGACTTTAAAACTTTCGGCAACTTGCGGATTTACTACAGGAACAGGTACTACTGTTGCAAGTGCTGATATTAAGCTGCAAAGATTAAGCACAGGAATAACTACAGGCACTCAAATAGGCACCTCAGTAACTCAGGTAACAAGCCTTCCTAACAATGTAAAAAGGCTAAAGCTAGTTGGCAATCATATAAATAGCTTAGGCACAGTAGGTAGCATTTCCAGAAGCTCCACAGGTGCAGCAGGTTTCACTATTACCCCTGTGCTTGGTTATTATTATGAAAATACAGTAACTGGGTATTCGGGCAACTTCACTTACGTATTTACAGATTCATCTACTGATATTACCGTAGGATCAAGTTTTTACTTTAACAAAGATGCTTGGGTTTCCCAGGGTACTTATATTTCTTCAGAAACATTTGAAACAGTGTATTTTCAGGTTCAGCCGCAGGATACAGTCAGCAAGGAATACACAATACATGAAACATTTGGCCAAACTCTGGTCGGTGAAAACTTTAGATTAACTGTAACGCAGAACGAAAATACATCGTTTTCTAATACTCCGATAATAGTTCATAGTGTTTCTGGCACGATGCAGCTAATAACGTAAAATACAGGACATAATAATGGCAATTAACAAAACTTCTGAATTTGTAGATATGACAATTAGAGCTAATAAGCAGATTAGTGTGAATATGCTCTACACTATGGACGATCCAGATGATAATGAACTGCCTATTAGCGTGAAAAAAGTTTATGTATTGGTCGAAGGTGCTGATATATCTAACTTCCCCGAAGATATACAAGTAATTATTAATTCAGCTTGGGATACGCTTTGAGTCGCGGAATGACCAATTATCAATATATAATGTGGCCAACTGAGCCGAGGTAACAGAATGATTTATCAATTAGTACAGGGCGACCAAGCCCCACAGATACAGGCCAAGCTAACCCGCGATGATGACGGCACAGCTATAGACTTTTCTGGCGGCTCTTGTGCGCTAAAGTTTAGGGCCAAAGGCACAACCGCGATTTTGTTTACATTGGCGGCTGCTGATGTCGGTCAGAATTTTCAAGACGGCATTGCTGTTTTTTCATTCTCAAATGCTCAATTAGAGCTTGATGAAGGCTACTATGAGGGTGAGATTGAGATCACTTATGACAGCGGTACAGTAGAAACTATATTCCAAGTGCTAGACTTTTACATTCGAGCCGACTTTTAATGATTAAGGCAGCCATTGCATTTAAGAAAGCCGTAGCCGATATTGGCTTTAAAAAGGCTGTTGCTGAAATTAAGTTCGGTGACTTCCTGATATTCAGGTTTTTTGCTGATGCTTTGGGATTATCTGACAATCAGGCTAAGTCAGTAGGTAAGGCTGTAAGCGATTCTCAGGCTATTACAGACCTAGCTGCTATGGGTACAGGCAAGGGCGTTTCTGACACATCCTCCACTGCTGACGCTGCTGCATTTAGTATTGGCAAGGTTCAAAGCGACTCTGGATCACTGGCAGACCAAATAGATACTCTGGCTATTGGCAAGCTGTTGAATGACTCTTCTAGCGTGGCTGAGAGCATAGACATTCAGACTGCATTTAACAGATCACATGCCGATGCCTTCTTTGCGGCTGAGTCGATTAGTTTAGGTGCTGGCAAGGCGTTTGCAGATGCTAGTGCATTTACTGACTCTGAGGCAATGGCGTTTGGTAAAGGTTTGGCTGATAGTTCGGCCATGACTGATAGTGCTGTTTTCTCTCCCAACAAGATTATATCTGATTCTTCTTCTGCTGCTGAAGATCAGGCTATGGACTTTCACAAGTTTATAGATGAGGTCACTGGTGTCACAGATGATCTGGACGGTGAAGCCACCGCAGATGATGACCAAGAAATGACCTTTGTAAAAGTTCGATCCGATCTGGCTACTATTGTCGATTTGTTTGCTTATTCCACGTCAAGGGGTTTGAGTGATACAATGGGTGCATCCGATTCTGGTTCGATGCGCGGTCAGGGCTATTGCTCTTTCGATTACTTTGCCGAAGATTACGTCGGCTACTCACAATCTTTTTAATAGGTGACTTATGATTAATGATGACTTAAAACTACGCGGCGATGTTGCGATAGTTCTGAAAGACAAAGACGGCAAGGTTAAAGAAAGCCGTGAAATTAACAACTTGGTAGTAAGTGCGGGTCTGACCTACATTTGCTCTCGCATGGCTGATGCTTCTGCTGGCGTGATGTCTCACATGGCATTGGGTAGCGGTACTACTGCTGCTGCGGCTGGTGATACTGATCTGGAATCGATTTTAGGTTCTAGGGAAGCGTTAGACAGCACTACTGCTTCTAGCAATACCATTACTTATGTTTCGTCTTTCGAAGCAGGTGAAGGCACTGGTGCGGTTACAGAGGCAGGTATTTTTAATGCTGCTACTTCTGGCACTATGCTTTGCCACGTTATTTTCCCAGTTGTAAACAAGCAAGCTGACGATACCATGTCAGTGACTTGGACTATTACACTAACTGCATCTTAATTAGAGGGGGCTACCTATGTCTACTATTACAACAAGGGCAGGCAAAGGCTCGCCCCTTACTAATAATGAAGTTGATGCTAACTTTACCAATCTAAATACCGATAAGGCCGAGCTATCTGGTGCGGCTTTTACTGGCAACATTACATTTACCGATAACTCAAAAGCTATATTCGGTGCAGGCTCTGACCTACAGATTTATCATGATGGTTCTTCGCGTATTGCAAACTCTACAGGCAATCTAATAATCAGTGATACTGATGGCGACATCTACATACAAGCGAAAGCAGGTGAAAATAGCATAAGAGCAAATAATGACGGCTCTGTTTTTCTTTACTTTGACAACGCACAGAAACTGTCTACCACCTCCACAGGCATAGACGTTACTGGCACAGCCACGATGGATGGGCTTACTGTTGATGGTATCGGCAGTTTTTCATCTACAGCGCCTTATATTGATTTTTTTGAAACCGATACAACAGACTTTAATTCTAGGATTGTAAGTAATAATAGTTCTTTGCGTTTGCAAACAGTAGGAGATGGCGGAACAGGAGCAACCAATAGGTTACTAATTGACCACACGACAGGAGACATCAGCTTCTACGAGGACACAGGCACAACGCCTAAGTTCTTCTGGGATGCGTCTGCGGAGTCTTTGACAATACCTGAGTGGATTATTCACGATGGTAACACTAGCACAAAGTTTGGGTTCGGTTCTGCTAACACCATGAACTTTATTTCTAACGGTAGTGATAGGCTCACAATAGCTAA